CTCGCCCTCGGGTCCGTACTCCGCGGTCAGGGGGCCGGTGAGCTCGGCCGTCAGACGCTTGTAGTACGCCTTGCCGTGCGGTCCAGCCTTCGCCTGCGCGATCCGCTTGGCCTCACGGTTGCCCTCGTTGGCGTAGCGGCGCACGACAGAGCCAGCGCGGGCGGCGAACTCGACCGGGATGTCGCGCATGTCGCCCGCGAGGTCGGACAGGTCGTTCACCACGATCACGCGCATGTCAGCCCCACTCCCCAGGTCGCGGCACCTCGGCGACCGGCACGCGGCGAGCCGTGCGCTGGTCACCCTTGACGGCCTCGACGACCCGGAACACGGATTCGGCCCACTCGCCGGAGATCACGTCGAGGTAGTCGCCGTCAGCCAGGTCCGTCGTGTCCCACGGCATGTCACCGCGAGCCGTCGCCTCCTGGAACGTCACGCCGCCGACAGTCACCGCGCGGGTGTCGCCACCGACGAGGCGGAACGGCAGGTCGTAGTGGACGGGCTCCCAGACCGGCACCTCGTAGCCGTCCGCGTCCGTCGTGGTCTCGTCGGTCTTGCGGTAGACGTCCACGCGGGAGGTCATGCGGGCGAGGGCTTCGGCGCGCAGGAATGGCAGCTCGGCCTCGATGGCGGCTTGCAGGCTCACAGTTCGCCGTCCGCAGACTCGAACAGCGGAAAGCCTGCGATGTCGTAGCCGCAGGAGCAGTAGTTCGCGCCGAGCATGAGCGAGCACCAGGGCAGATGGCCCGAGGTGATGCCCGAGATGTTGATCGAGAACGCGCCCGAAGCCGAGGTGGTCGGCGAGAGCAGGTCCCACCACTCGTCGCGGATCGTCACGCGCCCCGAGCCGGTGCGGTACGTCTTGGCGACCGAGCCGTCATCGACCCGCACATCGACCGACGTGGCGTCGTCGGGGCGGCGCACCTGGGCGACGACCGCCTCGCGTACCACGTAGTCGAGCGCGGCTTGGTCAAGCGCGTCGAGGTCCGCCACCTGGCCCGTGCCGGTGCCGACGAGGCGCGCGGCAATCAGCATCCGCGCGTCCGCGATCCACATGTCCCACTGTGCGAACTCGGGAGAGCCGGCAGTAGGGGCGGTGCGGCCGAGCGCGACCGCGATCACATCGGGAGTCACAGCCATGACCGCACCGCCCCTTCTGCTACTTGCTCGACTTGCTGGACGACGCCTTCTTGGTCGTCGCCGTGGAGTTCTCGGGCTCGAAGTCAGACCCGAGCCGTTCCGCGTTCGCCTCGCTGGTCTCGACCTTGGCGCCGTGAAGGGTGCCGCGAACGGTCTTCACGTCAGCCATCAGACGAGGTCGTGGATCTTGGCGAAGGCGTTCAGGTCGGCGATGCCCCAGCCGTAGACGACCTCAGCACGGAAGGCCACCTGGTTCTTGCGCTTGAGGTCGCCGCCGCCGTCCGGGTCGCCGTACTTGATGACCTCGAGGCCGATCTGCTTCTGGACGCCCCACCGGATCGCGGAGAAGTCGCCCACGAATCCGAGCGCCTTGGTGTCGACGGCGAGCACGCCGGAGCCGCGAACCGTGTTGGACACCGAAGCGCGGTGACCGTCCAGCTCGGAGGTCTCCACGCCGAGGCGGAAGTTCGGGTAGAGCTTCTGCTCGGAGTTGGTCCCACGCAGCGCAGAGAACTTCGCGGCGTAGGTCGGGTCCAGCGCGATGTCACGCGGGACGAAGCCGTCAGCCAGCACCAGCGCGTCGGCCGCGTCGAGGCTCACGTAGGGCTTGTCGGCCGCCGCGTACTCGACGAGGTTGGTCGTGTCCGTGAGGCCACCGTTCATGGCGGCCACAACGGCACCGCCGGTCGGGTTGATCTCGTGGAACACGCCGAAGTCGAGCGCACGGGACAGCGCCGGCTGGATCAGGTCGAGGATCTCGTTGACGACCTCGAGCTGACGGTCCTCGTCGGCCCACAGAACCTCCTCGTTGAAGCGGAGGGTCTTGTGAAACTTGAACGGCTTGATCGTCTTGCTGGTCGGCGTGACGGTCGACGCGCCCTTGTCGCCGCCCTCAGCGACGTACTCGGCCTCGCCGATATCGAAGGTCCACGACTCGCCCTCGCCGAAGGTCATCGGGGTCTGGGCGGACAGGCTCGCAACGCACGAACCGTTCTGGATCTTGCCCAGCCAGGGGGCGATCTTCTGCTTGGGGATCGAGAGTGATCCGGTTGCGAGCGACGTCATAGTCGCTGCTCCTTTCGGGTTAGTCGGCGTTGGCGCGACCGAAGAGCTCGCGTGCGAACGCGCGTCCTTCGTCGTCCGTGCCGGACTTGGGGTTGTTGCCCTCGCGGGGCGAGACGTTGTTCTTGCTCTTCTGGGCACCGATGTCCGCGAGGAGCTCGTCGGCGTCCGACCCGACGAGCCGCTTGGCCTGGGTAGGCGTGAGGCCCTTGGCGTTGGCGACCTCGGCGCGCAGAGCGCGGGCCTCGGACTCCTTGGCCTGACGCTCGATCTCGGCAACGCGGTCCTCGAGCGTCTTGGCGCCCTCGGCCTTCGTCTTGAGGTCGTCGTAGTCCCCGTACTTCGCCTTGGTCGCCTCGCGCTCGCGCTTGAGGCGGTCCGCGACGATGCGGTCGACGTCGGCCTGCGTGAAGGTCTCCGGCGTCGGGTCGGGAGTGGGGTCAGGTGTCGGGTTCGGGTCATCGGTCATGGCGCTTCTCCGTGCCTCGTCAGGTGGTGCTCCGGCGTTGAGCGCCGCCGTGGCGCTTCCCCCGCGACTGGGGTAGTCCTGCTAGCCCGGTGCGTCCGGGTAGTTCTTGTTGAGGTACGCGCGCAGTTGGGCGCGTTCCTTCTCAGACCTCTTCCGCTTCGATGCGAGGTACTGCATCGGCGTGGCCTCATTGAGCGTGGCGATGCTGGCGAACTCGGGGCCGGCGATGCACATGCAGTTGCCGCCCTTGCGATTGCCGGACATGACCGCGCCGTGGGCCGCGAAACGGGCCGTGGCCTCGGTGTAGACGGCGCCCCGGTCGGCGAGCATCTTGCAGAACTTGCACGCCTCGGGCCGCGCGTACCGCCGCCAGCCGACCGCAGCCGGATCGTTGGCGACGTTGCTGGTCACGGTGTCGCGGAAGGCTTGCGCGACCTCCTGCTCAACCTTGGCCTCGATCAGCGTCATGGACTCGGTCAGGGCCGCCTCGAGGTCACGTTCGAGGCCGCGTCCACGCACTTTCGCCAGGTCACGAAGCTGCTCGTACCAGTCCAGCGCCAGAGCGGCCGACCCGTCCGTGTACTCGTGGACGATCAGCGGCGTGGCGGCGAACAGGGCGGCCCGGATCTCGCTCGGCGAGCCCGTCCTGGCCGCCGCGTCAGCGACCGCTCGCAACTCGACGGCAGCGGCCCCCGCGACGAGCCTCAGCCCGCGGCGAACACGGTCAGGCGTTGCCACTGGTGGGGTCCGCCGCGATCAGTCGGTCGAGGACCGCGCGGCCCTTCGCCCGCTGCCGCTCCGCGAGGGCGCGGCGGATCTGGTCCGGCGACAGGCCTGCGAGCTCCAGCCCGACTTCGGTCTCTGCCAGCCAGGGGAACTTGTCGATGATCTTCGACCCGGCGTCGGCAGCCTGGGCGCGTGAGGTGTGGATCGGGTTCCGCCACCGCGGCGTCACGGCGAGGTCGGGTGGCAGGTCGCCGCCGTTCATCATCGCCAGCCCGCGCTTGATAGCCGAGGACAGGTCCGGGGTCCAGTCGTCGGTGGTCTGCTCAGCGGTGGCGATCAGGTCGTCCTTGCCGACCGTCAACGCCTCGGCGCTGGTCGGGTTCGCGTCGCCGATGATGCCGAGCTCGCCCACGGGGATGCTCGTGGCGCCGGAGAACATCTGCGCCAGCATCCGAAGGTGCGCGTTCTGCGGCTCCGGGGACTGGCCCGTGAACTGCTTGACGTCGGCGCGCGCGTCCATGCCGGTAGCGGCGGCGTCCGGGTCGTCGCCGACCGCCCACACGACGTCCCAGGCCGCTTGCCATGCGGCCTTCGGGGAGCCGTCCGCGTTCTTGAACGCCTCTTCCGTGGCGCCGAGCAGGACGTAGCGCGGGAGGCTGAACCCTTCGCCGTTCACGTCCGCGCGGATCATCGCCGCGAGCGCCTGCGTGTGGATCGACATGACGTCCCGCGAGATCCGCGAGGACCCCATCGGGCGCTCCGTGCGCGGCTTGTACCGCAGCGGGTCCACCGGCACGCCGTAGGTGTGCTCGTGGCGCTCGACGGTCCAGCGACCGCCGTCCTTGTCCATGACAACGTTCAGGTTGTCGAGGTACATCGTCATCTCGACCGGCTCGCCCGTGTCGTCCGTGTCGGTGATCGACAGGAACGAGGTCACGGCACGGCGACGCGGGTCCCAGATGCCGGTGGCGGTGGTCGAGGAGCGGGTCGTCAGCAGGACCTCGGGCTCACCGATCGACGTGTCGCCCTGGGTGGTCACGAGCCACGACACGGCGTGGATCAGCGATGACGTGCCCGCCTGGCTGACCTCGTTCGACAGGCGGTTGTCGCGGCTGTACTCGGCCAGTCCGAGGGAGTCGAGGTCGTACCCGTTCGCGTCGTAGACGTCCTCGAGGTTGCAGCGGCGGCTCAGCTTGTCGACGCCGATGGCCGACCACCCGAGCACGAAGTTACGCCGCCGGATCACCGCGGGGATCTGCGCCGACATGAGCGACTGTGACGAGTTCTTCATGTCGTAGAACGCCGACCGCAGGTTGTTGCGGGGCCGCTTGTCGCGCCACTGGAGGATGAGCACATCGAGCGCCGTCTGCTCGGCGTCAGTCAGGTCGGCAACGACGATTCGGCGGTTCAGGTCGAGCACCACTACGCCGTCACCACCCTTCGTCCGCCGCCTCGGTGGGCTGGTCGTTTCACGTTCGCGTTCTGAGCGCCGATCAGCGCCAGCGTTCCCGCCTGGATCGGCGTAATGTCGGAGTCGGCGAGCTTGCGGGACCACACCCACATGCCGGTATCGCCCAGCGCCCGCTTGCCGGCCGCGAGCGCCGCCGCGGTGAACTGCGGCTGGTCGATGTGATGCAGCCAGCCCGTCACGATGCCGTCGAGCACCCGCGAGCAGCCGGCGCCGAGCTCGGCTACCTTGACCGGCGTCAACTCGAGCCGCGAGCCCTTGAAGAACCACCGCTCGGCGCGCTTCTCCAGCAGGGCAGCGATCGGGCCGGCGACGTCGCCTACGATGGCCCGGATCTGCGAGTTGTTCGCGGTCAGGTACTCCAGGTGAGGGACGAGCCACGCGACGCCGCGGCCCTTCGTGTGCTGGTCCTCGTCAAGCTCGAAGTGCCAGTCACCGTCCTCACGCTGACCGGCGAACGCCACAGACGCCCAAGCCAGGTCCGGGCCGCACTCGACGCCGAGAGCGAACCTGTCAACCGCGAGCGAGTGCTCCTGGCCCTGCTCGGCCCACGATGGCCCAGGGATGACGCCCGCCGACCTCTTCGGGTCCCAGATGCCGCGACCCTCGCGGTTCCACGAGTCCTCGTCCTTGAGATTCTTGAGCAGCCGAAGCATCGACTCCAGCGGGGTCCGCTTCGGGTAGGACGGGTTCATCAGCGGCCACTGAGAGCGGTCGTTCGGGTCAGAGTCAGGGTCCGCGCCGATCTCCAGCCAGATCGCGTCCTCAGCCTCGCCCGCGTGCGCCTCGGCGCGACGCTGCGAGAACGACTCAGACGGGTCCGTGGGCCGTGGCGGGGTGCCCATGAAGAACAACAGCGCGCCATGCTCGTGCCGCGCCTGGTTCGTCGCCGCGATCATGTCCTCGAGCGACTTCGTGTCGAGGATCTGGGCCTCGTCGAAGACTTCGACGTCGATCTCGTCGAAGCCACGACCGAAGCCGCGCGACCGAGCGCCGAAGTAGATCATCGAGCCGTTCACGAACTCGACCTGCTGCTCACCGTTCGCCGCCCGCATCGCCCGGACGTGCGGGGCGACCTTCTTGCGGCGGCAGATGCCACGAAGCGAGTTAAAGGTCTTGGTCGACGTGCGGAGGTGGTGCGCCGTCCACACGACCTGCAGCCCAGGGAACAGGATGCACAGGATGACCAGCAAGGCCAGGACGAAGTACGTCTTGCCGACCTGTCGAGGGATCGAGAGGCCGATGCCACCCACCGTCGCGACGTACTTGCCATCAGCGCCGTAGCCGAGGCAGACCGTCCCGAGCTGCGACTGCCACCAGTCGAAGCCGAGGCCGAGTTCCCGACCCTTCGCCTCGACCCTGGGCCAGACGGTCTTCTGGATACCGTCCGGATAGGTGAACTTGAGCGCGTACTCAGACAGCCGAGGCGTCGAAGGCGCCGTCTTCGACTTCGGCGGCATCCTCGCTCGCCTCCTGCTCCGTGCGGGCGTCGATTGCCTCGATGTCGCGGACGATCTCCATCAGACGCTTGGTCAGGGCAGCCAGGTCGCGGGCCGGAGTGTTCTCGTTCTCGACGTCCTTGGCGACCCGGTCACGCATCGTCACCAACAGGTCGCGCGTCGTGCCGGTCGAAGCGGCTTGGGTGACCGTCTTGGGTGTGGCGCGAGGGGCGATCTCGTCCGAGGCGACCGCGCGGAGAGGCGACTTGCGGGTCATCGCTTCGCCTCCTTTATGCGCTATCCGGGTATTCCCTACGTGGAAAAAGGGTGGGGAGAGATTGGACCTACCGCCTGCAGTGACCTAGGGAGCCCAGGGGAGGGGTGCCGCCCCCTACGTCACATGTGAGATGTTCACGGGCGTTGGAGGCTCGAGCTGCGGCGGATGATCGGCGCCCAAGCCTTGTTCGACTTCTCGCGGTTGCATCGCCGGCCGCATGTCGGGCACTCGACGTCGTGGTGTGCGGGTCGCAGGTTGTCCGGGCTCTCGTTGCCAACGGGCGAGCCCGGGCGTGGGTTGAGTGGCACCACGTGGTCGACAGCGTCCGCGCCCTCGTGCCCGCAGATGTGGCACACGTCGCAGGCTGCGAGGATGCGGCGGTTGCGCTCCTGTCGCTTGCGGCCCGACAAACGCTGAGTCACTCGCCTGACTCCTCATGCCTCGCCTCGTGCGTCACCCGCACACTCACGGTCGGCAGCACCAGCCCGCAGTACCCGCACACCGGATCGTTGCGGCGGTCCTCAGCCAAGCGTGCGCCTACTCACCAGCGTGGCCGCTCGCAGCGGCAGCAGGTGACTGGGGCAGGCGGTCCTTGTGCTCGTCGTAGTGGTGGCCGCAGAACATCAGGCCGCCCGTCTCTGCGATAGCGATGTGATGCTGAGCCTGGGCCGCGCATCGGTCGCACCGGTCGGCAGTGGTCAGCGTGTCAGCCATGACGCACCTCGATCCCTGAAGCCGCCCCCGACGGTCTCTCCCCGGCGCGCGCTCCGTACCCTCGGCGGCGCAGCACCGGTCCTCTCCATCCGCTAGGGTCCTGCTGTCAAGCACACCTAGAGGATGGAGGGGCCATGGCGAAGGAGCCGGAGGAGGACAGGCCGCGGGTCGGGGACTGGGTCCGGGTCTGGGCACAGGTCGTGAAGACCCCCGAGATGACCGGTGTGCATCCCGAGGACATGCAGGTCGAGTTCACCTCGCACAACGCCAACTACTCCGGGGACGTGCGGCTGGACCTGATCGTCTTCAAGCCCGGCAAGGTCCCGCCCGGGGCGTCTCGGTGCTATGACCTGTGGGACGAGGGCAACGGCGGCCTCGTGCGCTGCCAGAAGCCCTACCGTCACCCGGGCTATCACCGTGCTGAGACCGTCTACACCACCCACGTGTGGGACGACGACCAGTCCGTCGGCTACATCGAGGAGCGCTGAGGTGGCGACTGCGGCGGCCAGGGTGTTGCAGCCACTCGTACCTCTCGGCCTGGCTGCCCAGTCCCGACATGACGAACGCCGGGCCTGTTAGCGGCAGGTCCGGCGTTGTGCGCGAATGCCGCAGCCAAGGTGGCGACGGGTGTAGCGCGTCTGAGGCTAAGCGTAGCGGATGCTACGGGGTTCGCGTAGCAGTCGCTTCGTGTCGCGCTACTCGGCGACGACGCGCACCGCCAGGACCCCGGCGATGCCACTCGCGCGGGGTCCATTCATGGTCTGGCGTATGAAGTTTTGTCCGGGCAGGCGAACTACACCGGTCGTTGTGACGGAGCCTACCGCAGTCACCCGACCGCAGCAGCACTCTCGCTCGGCTCGGC